GTATCGTCCTGCTCGTCATCCATTTCGTACGTGTCGTATGCCATCAGTAGCCGCCAATCGTTGATCTGCCGGTGTAGTCCGGATCCTCTTCTTCTTCATCGCCCCACGCCTGCGGCTCCTCGTAGGCCACGCACATCAGCCCGAACGAGTCGGCGCCATGGCTGGACCAGTCATGCTCCGGGCCTAAGCCAATGCCGCGTACCTCGTCGCGCTTCTCGTGGTAGAAGCCCAGCGCCTCGCGGCCGGCTTCAGTCGTCTCGGCGTTGAACCACATGGCCGGGAACAGCCGGCGTGCAGCCTCGATACGAGCCTTTGCCGCACCTTTGCCCTGATTCGGGACGACGGTCACGGTGTAGCCCGCAGCCTTCAGCGCGGACTCATACGACACGTCGAACACCTTGTCCTGCGTCGAGCCATCGTGCGGAAGCCAGATTTGCGTGCGCTTTGGGCTGTACCCACGCTCGCGCATCCACTCCAGGTGCGTGCCAAGCGGCTGACCTACAGCCTCGTAGTAGTCCAGCACGCGGATTTCCTTGCCGATGAACTGCGTCACCCACATCGTGAATGCGTCGGCACGCGCACCAGTGCCGCCGATGTCGACGAACACACGCAGCGTCATGAGCGGATCCGCAGCCACGCGCCCGATGCGGCCCTGAGCCTTGGCCGCCGTCAGGCAGGCGGCGTAGTACGCGCCCTCGATGACCGTTGCGTAGCCGCCTTCCCAGATGTGGTCGTACTGGTCCGGACGGTCGCGCAGATCACGCTGACGCTCCCGTTCCAGCTTGGCCGGGAACTTCTCGTTGTCGCGCCAGTTCAGTTCGACAATCTTGATGCGCAGATCATCCGAGTTGCGGAAGCGCTTCTCAACGGCTGCCGTCTTGCGCTTCGGGTTCCACGTCACCCACAGTTCAGCGTTCCAGTCCTCGCCTTCCTCGCGCAGCGTTGGAATCAGCGTGGTGAATGCCTCGTCTGTAACCGGCTCGGCCTCATCGACCCAGCAGATCAGGATGCGGCCCTTCGACTTGATGCTGGCAATGTTGCGATCAAGGCCTGCGAACGAGAACCAGATGCGCCCATCGCGTGATCGGATGAACTTGTCACCGACCTCGTAATACGCAGCCAGAAACGGCTCCTCCTCGATAGCGCGCTTGCACTCCTCAAGGCTGGAGTCGTCCAGCGAGTTCATGAACTGGCGCGCACACAGCAGCTGGCCAGTAATGCCGCCCATGCCGTAGATGTAGCCGCGCAGGGCGATCATCTTGGCGAACGAGCGAGTCTTGCCAGAGCCCCGACCGCCGTAGGAGCCACGTACGTCTGCCTCACCCTCGAACATCGGGATCAGCTTCGCCGGGATTTCAATCCGTGCGGTCGTCATTTCCTCAGCGGGACCAACTCAACGCGGGTCACGGTTTCGACGGGCCCGCCGTTCGCCCCGGTCAGCTCAGTCTTCTCGATATAGAGCCCGGATGCCTTGCCACGGGCGATTTCAGCGGTAATCGCAGCGCTGTATTGAGCGCTACCCTCAGCCGCCTCGCTGAGCGCTCTCAAGCGCGCTAAATGGCTTGCAAGGGTGATTTGCGCGGCCTCGACAACTGGCTTGCGCAGTTCATCAACCCTTGCGGCAACCTTGCGGTCCGCCATGATTCGGGAGGCCTGCTGATTTACCGTTTCCGGCTTCGTGCTTTCGCGCACCTTATAGGCAGCGCGGTAAGCATCTGACTGCGACATGCCCGAAGCAACGGCTTGCGCAAACGCCTCCTGCTTTGGTGTTAAGTCGCTCATGGCAATCGGTCAAAAAAATGGCCCGGCGTGTGAGGCCGGGCCTGAGTTCCCTTTCGGGCGGAGACAACTGACGAGGTAATGTTGTGGTGGCCGGTGCAGTGGCCGGCAGGTGTTGGTATGTGCTCGCCGCCTCTTAAGGTCCCGCGCACACCATCAGCAGTCGATGCGCACTCTGCTTGCGCTTCACCACATCACAGGGGGCTGGACTCGAACCAGCGCATCCGGGCTCGGGGAGCTACCCTCTGCCCTCTCTAACCACTGAGTTACCCCTGTGATGTGGCGCCTCGTTTCGTGAGGCATCCGGCATGAGCGTCCTCATGCACCAACTTCGGATGAATGCGGCCAATTCCGCACCGTTACCGAAACCGTAAACGACAAAGCCCCGGATCACTGCTGATCGCGGGGCTTCGGATTCCTCAAGAGACGACTAGGGCTGCCATCGGGCATCCTTGTCGCGTCTTTGAAGACGGAAATTAGTTGTTAGCCGGAATTCTCACGCTATCTTTGCCAGTAGTCAAGCTATTTTGTGTCGTCGGCAACCTCGTCGCCGAATTTCGATGCCACATAGGCGCGCATGGCAGCGATAAGAGGCGTGTCGCCGCGCTTCTGAACTCCATCCGCGCACCAGCCGTCGCTCATGTATGCTCGCCAGTCACCAGCCTGCGATGCCTGAACAGTGATCCGCTTATGCTCGATGAGCGGACCGCCTTGCTCCCAGTCCTCATGCGGCGCCCAATCCTTTCGGAAGCTCTCGTCTTCGATCTGATCCCAACCGCATTGCTCAACTGGCACAGCATCTGCGTTCGGAAAACCAAGCGCCCTTGCCACCCATTCGGCTAGCTGCGCGCCGTCCAATTCCGCGACCTTCATGCACATGCCTCCATATTCTTTTCGATCACCGATTCTATCGCAGCCCGAGCCGCCTGCAATGCGCGGTTCCAGTGCGATGCCGGCCAGTGCTTGATGTCCAAGTTGCGGCAGATCGCGGTCGGCGAGTGCCCGAGCACGTAGAAGTCCCGCAGCAGGAGCTTGTGCTTGTACTGGTCGAGGCTCAGGCGTTGCCATGCCCGGTCGATGACCATCGCGTCGTGGAAGTCCAGCCTCGATTGCGTCGCCTGGCCACCTGTTGGTCCTTGCGCCGCCTGCTTCATGTTGCTGATGACGACTGCGGTCATGCACTTGTAGCCTTGGCCGCCATAGGGTGACGTGCTGCGCGTCTCGCGTGCCCGGATCATGCCGCCGCTGCGTCCGCGCTGGCACATGCCCCAGTTGATGAGCCTGCTGTCGATGTCGTGGTAGTCAGTCATATAGGAACTCAAAAAAACACCACGCCGAATCGCATATTGTTGCGGTCAAGAATCGCACCTGTCACGGTCAATACCTGCCAGATACCCCAGGCTGGAGGCAATTGGATCGCCGCAACGTTCATTGGAGCGAAGCCACCGAGCGCGACCGGGCTTTGCTTCTCGGACTGAAACGTGCGATAGATTGGGAAACAGTTCGTTTTGGATGCGAAATTCGTCGGCGCGGTCGCTGCTGCCATGATTAGTGATTGCGCGAGATTGCCGGGGGATCCCGTTTGGATAACCTGTGTATAGAAATTCAAGATGACCAATCCACGAACATTCTGTGATGGCGGTACGACTTCAGTCACCTGATTCGCGCCGATAGCCGTCGACCCAGCAACCTCGATCATTTGGCATTCCGGCGGTATGCCGATTAGGTTCATTGCTGTGCCGTAGTATGGATAGCTCATTTTTTATCCCTTGTTTGTTGCGCTAATTTCATCGGCTTTTTGTTCGGCGTGGTCGTTCGTGTGTTCCATCTGCTTCGCCCCTCGGTCGAGAGCCACAGCCAGCCAGATAGCAGCGGCAAAGCCGGCGAAGAAGGACAGGATGGTGAGGACGAGGATGGGGAAATCGGGGTTGGTCATGGTGTCTCCTCCAATTCAGTGATTACGACGCGGACCATGCCGCCTTTGACGACTTCGCGACGCACCAGGTGCAAGTCGTCGATCTGTTCGTCATCGAGCCAGACGCCGGCATGGGTCAGCGCGTCCTGCAAGCTCTTGGCGCGGTTGTCCAAATCCTGGCTGCGGCGGTCTGCCGGGTGAATTGCCACGAACAGGGCAACACGCCCGTTCAGCTTCGGGTTTCCAGCCTCCGCGACGATCTCGGCAACTGCCTTGCGGAATGCGATGCCTGCGGGCTTGACGAAGCGGCCACCACGCGGGCGCATCCCGTAGTAGGTGTTTATGGTCGGCGGAAGCGGTAAGGTCAGGGCGATCATTCGATCGATTCCTTCATCTTGATCAGCTTCGCTGTCATCTCGGTTGCCAGCGTCTTCCCGCCGTGCTTGTCTGGATGACACAACTGGATAAGACGCTGAACGTCTTCCGCGCTGAACGGTGAGGATTGTTTTTGCGTGCTGGCTTTCAAGGCATTGAAGCGGCGAGCCAATGCATTCCACTCGTCGACGAGGCGGTTATATTTCTGGATCTGAGCGAGCAAACGTCCTTCGGCGTATTCGGCGCGTTCCTCGGACTTCTTGAAGCGTGAGCGGGTCACGAACATGGGATTAGTCCTTTCTCTTTGAGAACCGCATGAGTGCGCAGCACGGCAAAGTCGAACGCGGCATCGACGTCGTATTTCGTCATCCAGCTTGGACGCGGCACCCGGCCGTCCAGCACGTCATGGCAGGCAGAGCAACCGAAACACGCCACAGTGTCGGGCGCCTTTAGGCCCATGCCCTTGCCATCTGCCAGCCTGTTGGAGTGGCACAGAACGACCGTCGAAGAATCGCCGTTGCAGACGCCGAGCAGCTGGAGGGTGCATTCCTGGCCGCGTGCCGCCTTACGGATCGGCGTCATCTTCGGGCCCCGTGACTTCATCC